GGGCAATTCAGAGATCTCTACGCTGATAAAAGACTTAGAATCTGGAAATTTAAGCGAAAAGAAGAAAGAAGAGAAAGAAGAATCGAAGCCTCCGGCAAAAGATTTGAAAGTATAGTATAATTAACGATGTTTATTTACAAGGAGTTAACATGTCAAAGAAAAAATCATTTAAATCTACGGAAGAGACTTTTGAATTGCCAGAAGTAGAAGAACCTGTAGTAGAATCAACAGAAGGAGAAAATGAAATGGCTGAACATACTCATGCAGAATTGGAAGCTAAAATTGCTGCTTTAGAAGCTAAAGTAGCTGAACTTGAAAAACACGATGTTTTAGCTGCTGCTGAAGCAAAATCACACGCTTTGGTAGATGCTGCATTTGCAAAAGTCGCAGATGTTGTAGAAGCTAAAGTAGCAAAAGCAGTGAAAAATATTCAAAGTGGAAATGTAGATTTTGAAGAAATCTTTCAATGGTTTAAGAAAAGACAAGCCAAAGGTCGTCCTTTCTCTCGTTAATGATACGTAACTTCATTACCTCATTGAGAATAAGGCGATAAATTTTATTTCAAAAAAAATCGAAATATTTTTAATTCGTATGGATCAAATCTTCCTCGTAAGTAACAGCGGAAAAGGGAGTTTGATCCTATTTTTTTAAGGAAGAATAACGGAAATTTTCTAGTATACTTATAGATTGTGAACAATAAACAAACCAAGGAGGTAATTTATGGCTACATTTGCTAATACTGATAGTCCAACACCGTTTGGGATCTATGATGCTGATGCAGACTTTATTTTAGAAGCTGATCCAATGGTTACGTTCGTGAAAAGAAAGTTAGGTGATGATATTCTCTCGGTCGAATTGACAAAGAAACAAATCTGGATGTGTTTTGAAGAAGCAACTCTAGAATACTCCAGACACATGAACGAATATCAAGCAAAGTCTCAATTGAGTAATCTCTTAGGCAATTCTCTTAATTCTGTAGCAGGTCAAGGACCGAGTGGAGCACAAGATAAATTTCCAAGAGAGACCCTAGAGTTCTTAATGAGAAAAGCAGAACCGTACGCAAGTTTTGCAGCTGTAGGTGGTAGTTACAATATTATTTCAGGATCAATTGAACTTGTTCCAGGAAAACAAGACTATAATATCTACGAAGATATGATGATCAGAGATTCGAATGGCGACGAAGTTGTTGCAGCAGATGTATATCCAAATCAAAAACTAAGAATATACGATGTGATGCATACCTCGCCACAGGCAGCGTATAGATTTTTCGATACTACTAGTGCGATTAACTATCTAAACAATGAATTTGCCTTTGAGTCATTCACACCAGAGACAGTATTCTATGTATTACCAGTATACGAAGACGTATTACGACAACAGCAAATGAATGTGTCGAATCGTGTTCGAAGATCTAATTATTCATACGAAATGATAGGGAAGAATCTTCGAATTTTTCCTATGCCTACTGAACCAAGAAATTTATGGATTAAGTTTTCTCTCCCACAAGACGGATTAAGTCCGGACATCCTGGATAACTCTATAGACGGTGTAAACGGTCTCTCTAATATTCCATTTGGAAATCTCGCTTACAGCAATATTAACAGTGTGGGAAGACAATGGATTAGGCAGTATACTCTAGCATTAGCTAAAGAAGTTTTGGGTAGAGTGAGATCTAAATTCGGTTCTATTCCTATTCCTAATGGAGATTTGAGCTTAGACGGTGATTCTTTGAAATCAGAAGCGCAGAGTGAAAAAGACGCACTGCGTGACAAATTGAGAGAATTATTAGATTCATTGACTTATGACAAGTTACTAGAGTCTCAAGCAGCTGAAGTCACAAATATGCAAACTATTCTTAAAGCAATTCCTGTGCCTCTTGGCAAGTGTATTTCAATCGGATAAGGAGGTAAATTATGGCAAGACTATTTATTACTCCTCGCGAGATAGACTTTATTAGTGATATCACTAAAGAGATTACCAAAGACGTAATCGGAGACAAAATCTACTATTATAGAGTTCGTGAAGACGCAACTCAAGTTCATACGCTCTATGAAGAGTCACCTGAAAAAGTCGTAGACCCTCCTGTTGAAATTGATGCTAGAGTTCAATGGAACCCAAAAGAAGTGACTTCTGATAGATTTGGTACACACGCTATGTATAACTGTGAAGTGTATATCCACTATCGAGATATGCTAGACAGAAATATTAAAATTGTCGAAGGTGATTTTTTCACTCATGGTGACAATGTTTTTGAAATCACTTCATATACTTATGACAAGACTATTTTTGGTCAAGTAGAACACATTGTCGGTTTCAATGTAAAAGGTAAGCAGACTCGCAAAGGTGTTGTTGACCTTAAGATTTGGGGACCTACAGAAAGAAAATACACGGATCCAGATGCCATTCGAGACACATTTCAGCAACAGAGGGGCGATGCTACAATGGGCGACAATCGAATTCTAGTCGATCAAGGAAAAGTAGACGATAGTTTACATACTCAAAGAGAAGTGAAGAAGGATGATACGTCTTCGTCGTTCTACGGAGATGAACCATGAGCAGTAGATATAAAGTAAATGCTGTTGCTACTGATGGCGGTATGAAAACAGGTGTTGAAGGTCTAGATATTCCTCAAGACTTTCAAATGCCATCTTGTGGTATCGAGGATGTCGATAGAGCAATGTTTAAATTGTTCAACGAAGACATACCTCTCTACTACCTCTTAGATGGTGACCTGAAGAAAATCCCGACTATCTTTGGCGCTGGTGAGAGAGCTTTTCTCTTGCGGAGAAAAGAGCCAATTAGAGACGTGAATGGCGCATTAATTCTTCCAATGATCTCTATTCTTAGGACTAGCATTCAACAAGACGTTCAGGGAGGAATTGGGCCTGGTAACGGTGAACTCGTAATAAAGAAAAAATTATCCGAAGACGATAAGTCTTGGAAAAAATTGAAAAATTTTCAGAATCTACAAAATGCAAAAGACGTTCAAGGCACAGGTGATCTCTCAAATATCTCTTTGGCTATCAATCCTAATAATTCTATTTACGAAGTCATAGTAATTCCTGTACCTAGATTTTATCAGGCTACATACGAAGTCACATTTTGGGCTCAATATCAGTCTCAAATGAACAATATGATAGAGGCTTATACTTCTTCATACAACTTGAGATCTACAAGATCTCATAGAATTGAGAGCCCAAAAGGATGGTGGTTTGTTGCTAATTCTGATGAATCAATATCTTTTGAAAATAATATCGATAATTACACTGATGACGAGAGAATATTAAAAGCAACAATTACAATTAATGTCACTGGTTATCTCTTGGGTCCGTCGTTTCCAGGAGCACCTAATGACGTAAGGAGATATATTAGCGCACCTAGAATTTCTTTTGATATCGCAGATACCGATATAAAATCTGTGCCTTCTTCTAGAATTCCATCAGGAAATGCGGAGGATTATACATTCGAAGATATAATGAATGAGACTTATCCTCTTCCTGGTGCTGGTGTAGCACAAGCAGATCTTCAAGCAGATTTAACTAGAGTGACAATCGGCGGGAAAAACAAAGAAAATATCAATAATCAAACCCAAATAATCGAAAATCCTTTTACGGGTTTTTCCGTAAAAGCGACATTAAAATCGAAAAATTTATCAACCGGTGAACGAGTTTATGTAATAATCGATAACTTGGACAAATAAGGACATAATTATCACAAGATTTTTTAATTAAGGAGAAAAATATATGGCTGAGAATACTTTCAAATCTCCAGGTTTTTTCGAAAGAGAAATAGAATTGACCGCGGAGAAACAGTCTCCGATAGGTACACCTGCTGGAGTTATAGGTTCATCTCTGATGGGACCAGCTTTTGTTCCTCTAACGATAGGAACATTTACAGATTTCGAAAATCGTTTTGGAACTGTATCACCAGAAAAACCAGCAACTTATGCTGTGAGAGAATGGTTGAAAAATAGGACAGCATTGACTTTTATGAGAACTCTAGGTGCTGGTGCTAATGCGACTCCTGCAGATTTTGGAATTACAAGACAGTGGGGTACAGTAAAAAATGCTGGCTTTAAAGTCGTAGGTGACAGTGATACCGGAAAGGGTTTTGTTCAATTCTTATATGCGGATCACGTTGTGAGTGCTAATTCAGATGTTGGATTTCCAATCTATACGGATAATGACACTGTGTCTCTTTCTCTTAGAGAAAACCCACCGACAAATGATTCTCCAGTAAAAATCGTAAGAGGTATGATTATTTGTGCAGAAGACGCAAAATTTGAATTGAAAAACTTTAGTGGAGTGTATGGTGCGTCTGGTATGGTATCCGAAGACAATGGATCAAATACTTTTGTGATGAAATTGACCAAAGGAGAGAGCACTAAAGAACTTACTGTCTCTTTGGATCCGGATCACACTTATTACTTAGGTAAAGTGTTAAACACTGATGCTAAAAAATTCCAATCTGAAGGATATGTCCTCTATTTGGATCTCGGCGTAGAGCAAGAATTAGCTCCTGCAATGACAGCTGCTAATGCCAATCATGTTTTTATCTCTCATGGTAAATCTGATGTTGATGCTTCTAATAATGAATCTTTTGCTTCAGCATTTGGTAGATTTGATACAAGATATAAGGCTCCAAAGACTACGTCTTTTATCTCTCAACCTTTCGGAAAAATCGAATATGATTTGTTTCACTTTGAGTGTTTGAGCGATGGCGCTTATGCTAATACTGAATTCAAGATCTCAATCGCAAACTTGAGAAAATCTTCAGATCCTAATGACAAATATGGAACTTTTGATGTCCTCGTGAGAAAGTTCAATGATACAGATTTTGCTCCTCAAGTTCTAGAGAGATTTATCAATTGTACATTGAATCCTAATTCGGATTCTTTCATCGCTAGAAAAATCGGTGATAAAAAAGTAGTATTTGCTTTTGATGCAGATCTTGAAGAAGAGAGAAGATTAGTTATCTCTGGTAGATACCCAAATCGTTCTTTGAATATCAGGGTAGTGATGAATGACTCCGTATACAAAGGTGAAGTTCCACAAGAAGCAGTACCTTTTGGATTCCGAGGAATTCCTGTGCTAGATATATCTGAAAACTTGGCTGCAGGAGCAGCAAATTATAATTTTCCAGCAATGCCTTTGACTTTCAAAGCTACAAAAGGTCAAGTGAAATATTCAAACCTTTCGTATGTAGGAGAACCTGGAAATAACGAGAGAGCAGATAAGAGAATCTACTTTGGTGTGAAAACCACAAGAATTGTTGATGATAGCGAAGTCGCTGATGGCGTGCTTGAATCTAACTTGTCTGGTGAGATGTCTCCGGTAGTAAAGGCTTATACAAAGTTTATGGGTGTAAAAGGTGGATCTTCCGAAATAGGGCACTTTGTAAGTGATGCAGACAGTTTCAATAATAATAAGTTCACATTAGCTCGAATAGCATTGAACACCAATTCTGCTGCAAACTTCGATAGTCTCTCCTCTGTAAATGCAATGAGAGAAGCTTGTTATATTAGAAATGGCAATCCTGATGCTAGTGATTATTCTGTTACAGATTCTCTATCTCAAGCTAAGAGAATGACTTTTGCTTCTTTGATTCACGATGATACTGCTAACAATTTCAATAAATTCTCAAACTTTGCAAAATTCACTAACGTATTCTACGGTGGTTTTGATGGTTTGAACATCTTGGATGGTGATATCCAACACATGAATGATAGAGCAGCTTCTTCCGAAACATCTAATTCTCTTGATTCTACCGGAAAGGCTTCCGATTCTTTCACTGGTGGTTTGGGACTAAGCGGAACAGATGACGGTACAATGATGGGTAAGGGTAAAGATAATAATATTATCTCTTCTTATCGTCAAGCAATCAAAATTATGACAGATCCTATGACAACAAAAATCAACTTGTTGGCAATCCCAGGAATTAGAGATCCTTACATCACTGATTTTGCTGCTAATATGGTAAGAGATTATTCTTTAGCAATGTTCTTGATGGATATTCCAGCATTTGACAAAGATCAAAAAAGAATATTCTCTTCAGGACGTCCGGACATCGAGTATACTGGGAATGCTTTGGAAGCACGAGCTTTGAATAACAACTATGTCGCTACGTATTTCCCAGATGTATTCATCACAGATCCTATCAACAATCGAAGAGTTTTAGTACCTGCTTCTGTTGCTGCTATCGGAGCTCTAGGATACAACGATGCTGTAGCATATCCTTGGTTTGCGCCAGCCGGTTTCAATCGCGGTGGTTTGGATTTCGTAGAAAACGTAAAAACACGCTTGAGTTCATCAGATCGAGATGATTTGTACGAAAGAAAAATCAATCCGATTGCAAACTTCCCTAATGGAGGATTCGTAATCTTCGGACAAAAGACAATGCAAATCAATGAATCTGCTTTAGATAGAGTCAACGTGAGAAGACTAATGCTTGAAGTAAAACGACAAGTAGTAGAAGTCGCTAGCACAATTCTCTTCGAACAAAATAATAAAGCGACAAGAGACAGATTGGTGGGATTAATTTCGCCTAAGTTGTCCACGATTCAAGCACAGTCCGGTGTAGAGAGATTTAAAGTGATCTGTGACGAGACAAATAATTCACAGACAGACGCTGATGAATATAAATTGAATGGTAAAATTATCATTGTTCCAACAAAGACAATCGAATTTATCGCAATAGATTTTATCGTTACAAATTCAGGCGTTTCTTTCGGATAATATAATTAGAATAAATTAACAATTTTTAGGAGTTTAAGATGGCAGAAAGAATTTTGAAAAGTCCTGGAATTTCCACAAGAGAACTAGACTTGAGTGCACCTGGTAAGGTTTCTCCTCAAGGCATTCCAGCTGGAATTATCGGGACAGCCGAAAAAGGCCCTGCTTTCGTACCTACAAATTTTGCTACTCTCAATGAGTTCACCAGTCTCTTTGGTGGCTCAATGGGAGTGCATTACGGTGCGATGGCGATGAAAGAATGGATGAGAAATGCTCGATCAGGTGTATTTTTGAGAACACTCGGAGTGGGAAATGCTCAAGCCGCAGACGCTTCTTCTGGCGTCACAGAAAATGCAGGTTTCATTGTAGGAGATGAAATCGTCGATTATACAAATACATCAGCGTCTTCACAAGGATTAGAATCTGAAGGAAGTGTATGGGTTCCAAGTGCTAATCCTTTTGCAGGAGACGGTGCTGATATAGATCCTGATACGATCACAGTATCTAATCCTATAGGAGGCTCAGATGAAATCGCAGCAGTATCAGAAATTACTAGTATATCTTTTGGAAACGGCGACGGCATCAATGATAATATTACCCCAAGTGATTGGAATGGTGTAGTTATACTAATTGCAGAAGATAATAGTGGAACAACTGCATTTTATTTTGACAATAACGGAGATGCTACTGTTGATGGATTGACTGTAACAGATGGACAACTAACCCCTTCAACATATTGGGATGGTACATCGGTTACTGGACTTTTAAATATCCAGATTGTTGATATATCAAGTGCTACAACAGAACAAGATTTATATAATGCATTTGCTGCACAAATAGGAGGAGCAAATAATACCTTGGCTATTGAGTCTGAAAACACTATTGATGTAATATCTATTCAGGCGCAAGCAGGTGCTGTATATGCTTCTTCTACAATACAGGAAAATCCAAATATTGTGTCTTTATCTGTTTCTTCATCTCAAACTGGCGAAGATCTTGTCCCTGCTGTTTCTGCTGAATGGACTATTACAGTAGATGATTTGCAAATCTTAGATGGTACTCTGATCACTGTAACAAAAGTAGATGGTAGTCCTTTCGTATTTGAGTTCACAAGCACAGGAGACATTGCATCCACTTCAGATTGGCCAATCGATATATCTTCAGCTACAACTGTTGACGAAGCTGCTACAATTATTCGAGGTGAAATTCAAGATGCGATATCTGATCAAGGAATATCTTTGCAATCGGCAACCGTATTGAATAGCGTAGTAACTCTTGTGACTGTTGTTCCAGATACAAACAATGGTGAATCTTGGCCTACTGTTGATGAATGGGAACCTTCTACTACTTCGACAGTTCCTGGCACTACTTATTTCTTAGCTGTGAATATGACGACTTCCGATAACACGGAAGACTATTTGGGCATCAGTACAGGTGCTAGCTCTAAAGTTCTTCGTGGTGTTCTAATGGTAGCAAATGGAATTGTGCCTGCATTACAACAATCAGGTGAGACTCTAAGTAGTGTTCCTACTGTAGCATACGGAGAGTTTGGAGCTGGTAAAGACGTTGGTGGAGCTACTGGCGAATTACAGAGTACAGATGACAGATTCGTCATTGCTTTGAACGGTTTTGATAATTCGAACTATAGTTCATTGTTGACAGCTTCTTTCGATCCTACTTCTCCTGTGTACTTTCCAAAAGTATTGAATACAGATCCAAATAAGCTCCAAGAGAGAGGTCACTTCTTGTATGCTCACTACGATATCCCAGGTGGATTAGCTGTAGCAACAGGTGAAGGAACAAATGCTGTATATCTCACAAAGAGTCAACACGCTGCAAGTGGCTTGGCTAAAGACAATTTCTCTAAGACAAACTTTGACAACTGGCAACAAAAATTCACACATGCTGCAACTCCTTGGATCACGTCTCAAGTGCTGGGAGACACTGCTAAGAAATTATTCAGATTTCACGCTTTAGATGCTGGTGCTTCTGGTGCAGGTAAATTCAAAGTATCAATTTCTTCTATCAATAAGTCCGCAGAAATGTCGAATCCTTATGGCACATTTGACGTTTTGATTCGTTCTGCGAGTGATTCTGATGACAAACCCGTTGTACTACAACAATTCCGTGGTGTTAACTTGAATCCTGGTTCCGATCGATATATTGCAAGACTAATTGGTGATCAACACGTATTCTTCGATTTTGAAAAACCTGTAGGTAAACAAAAATTAGTGATGGAAGGTCTATATCCAAATCAGTCTCCATTCGTACGTATTGAAGTAGATGAATCTATCGAAGACGGTACAATGAATCCTAGTGCACTTCCTGTAGGTTTCCAAGGTAAGAATTTCTTACAATTGGATGCAGAAGACTTAGAAGAAGCACTTGTTGAAGCTCCTTTGCCATTGAGAAATAATGTGTCAATTGGAAGTGGAAATACTAAAGTAGTAGATTCTAGATTCTTCTGGGGTGTTCAAATCCAAGACATTAGAGAAGTATCTTTGAAAAATAAAGAGACAACTGTAATTTCCCTCGTAAATGAACTCACGAAACATTTTACCACAACAGGTGGAACAAATGCTGCTTGGCAAGGAGATTCTACGACAGCTGATGCTTATAACAATAATGCTTTCACTCTCGAGAACATCTTGATTGCTACCAAGACTGATAATGATGGCGCTGTAAATACAGAAAATCCAGTAGATCCTAATAAGTGGCACGAGGCTGTATATATTAGAAACAAAGCAGGATATAACTTGAGTACTGCTGCTCTCGTATCTTCCGGATTTCTGGAAAGTGTCGAGATAGGAGCAGACGGCAGTAACAAATTTAAGAATTCTGCTAATGGCTATCGATTCTTGGATGTCTCTAAAGACTTTGGTCAATCCGCTTCGAAGAAATTCATTAAGTTCACTGTACCTTTCCAAGGTGGTTGGGACGGTTTGGATATCTTCGATAAAGAAAAGGCAAAAATGTCTAACGTATCATCCGTAAGAGAAATGGATACCCTAGGTTCTTCTTACTTCGGTGGACCAGACGGTGCTACTACCGCTGCATTTAGAAAATCAATCGATATCCTTGCGGAAAAAACCGACGTCGATGTACAACTATTGGCAACTCCTGGAATGCGTTCTAATGGCATTACCGATTATGCAATCGATAAAACTGAAGAGAGATTCGATGCACTCTACATCTTAGACACAATGTCTTACGATCATGAGGGGTATTATGTGACAGCTTCTTCTCAAGAAGTTTCTGTGTCTAATACAGCACAAGCGTTGGCTAATAGAAACTTGGACACTTCATTCGCAGCCGCATA